CCGCCATACAGCCTGTTGACAGTGTTGAGAAAATCTATATAACAGTTAATCTTTCATAAGGAGGCGCACAATGGCAGGAAATTACACAAAAATTAACGACCTGGTGACTGGCAGCGAAGGCAGTGCATACATAACCACGGATGGACAGAATAGGTACTTTTTTGAACTGTCCAAAATCGAAGCAAACATTGAATTTACAGTGATTGCAAAGAAGCTTCTCGGTCACAGAATGAAGCAGCATAAAGTGGTTGGAGCCGAGGGAAAGGGTACTGTAACAATGTACAATGTTAGCCCGGCGGCCCTGGCAATCTACCAGCAGTACATCAAAGAAGGAAAGACGCCCCAGATTAGCATCCAGACCACAAACGAGGATACGGGAAGCACAATAGGCAGGCGTACTGTAGTGATGCGTAATTGCATTCTGGCGAAAGTCCCGGTTGCATATCTGGAGGATGGAAGCGAGGATTTAAACACAACGGATTCCGATTTTACATTTGATGATGTTGACGAGCTGGAGAGTTACGTGCTTCCAGAAAATATGAGGTAATTGCCTTTTCATCACCTTTGCGATATAATGAAAAACATATTAGCAAAGGAGGGTGCGGATATGGAAGTGTTGAAAATATCTAGTATGGCAATGGATTTAGAGGTTGATGACCAGAATGTAAAAATTACGCGGAAGATGCCAACTAGAACCAGAGTAATACCGATAGAATCTATCGTGTCGGTAGAAATCAAGAAGCCAGGAATGCTTGCTGGATATATTTATTTTCAGACGGCTGCTGGCTCAAGCAGTAAGGTAAAAAGTGTAAAAGATTTGGGGAATGATGAAAACGCATTTGTATATGGCATAGCAAGCAAGCACGGTATAGCCGTAAAGATAAAGGAACGGATTGAGGAAATACATAAAGCAGCGGCTAACCGTCAATGTAATAATGGACCGGTGTCTTCGGCTGATGAGATTTTAAAATATAAGAATCTGTTAGATGCTGGGGCAATTACAGAAGAGGAGTACAATGCAAAGAAAAGACAGCTATTAGGTATATAAGGTAACTTGAACGCCCATTGTAGGGCGTTCTTTTTATTGTAATAATCAATAGGAAAGGATATATGTATGAGTAGTTTAAGCGCATTTTTAAATCCTATAAAGGCAGAAAACAGGAAAGTATGTGTGTCTGACCGATTCCAGGAAAACGGGAAAACAGTTCCGTTTGTCATTCGACCAATTGGCCAGGATGAGAACGAACAGATTATACGCAAGCACACAAAAAAGGATAAAAAGGGTGTCGAATACTTTGACAGAGTAGCATATAATCAGGAATTAGTTGCGGCAGCCGTAGTTGAGCCAGACTTAAAAAGTGAAGAGCTGCAAAAAGCGTACGGTGTAATCGGCGAGGCAAAGTTATTAACCAAAATGCTGTATATCGGGGAGTATGCCGAGCTCATGCAGGAAGTACAGGAGCTGTCTGGGCTTGATAAAGATATCAATGATGACATTGAAGAGGCAAAAAACTGATAGAGCAGGGCGATGCAGAGTTTAACTATTCTCACTTCGCCCTGCAAAAGCTCCATTTGCTCCCATCGGCTCTGGAGTCTATGAGCCGGCGGGAGCGTGCACTAGTCTATGCCAGTATTGATTTGAGAGTTAAGGAAGAGAAGAGACAGGCCGCCAAAATGAAGATGTAAGGAGGTGGGCAGATGGCAACGTTACATGCTATGTTCAAGTTATTCGACGGCTATAGCACAACGATTAATAAGATTGTGACAGGTACCAATAAGGCGGCGGAATCCGTAAGGAAGGCAAGTAGGGGGACGGATGTATATAACCAATCGTTAAGCAATACTGGAGTGGCCGCGAGCAAGGCCAATTCTGGACTAACTAAGCTAATCGGAACCGTGTTGAGCCTGGCGGCCGCAAAGAAGGGCATGGATTTGACGGATATGTATATAAATACCAGCGCGCGCCTTTCCATGATTACAGGAAGCCTAGAGGAGCAGAAGGCCTTACAGGCGGCGGTGTTCGCTGCTGCTGACCGGTCAAGGGGTAGTTATGTAGAGATGGCAAACGCAACAGCTAAAATGAAGATGCTGGCGGGCGATGCATTTGGAAGCAATGAGGAAGCTCTTGGATTTACGGAACTCTTACAGAAATCCCTTAAGGTATCAGGCGCCAGCCAGGGAGAACAGGATTCGGCCTTCCTCCAGCTGACACAGGCAATGGCAGCAGGTAAGCTTCAAGGAGACGAGTTCCGGTCGATTATGGAAAATGCGCCGATGGTAGCAAATGCGATATCGCAGTATCTTGGCGTTACCAAAGGAGAGTTAAAGGAACTGTCATCGGACGGGGCTATTACGGCTGACATTATCAAGAATGCAATGTTTAACGCGGCGGATGATATTAACGGAAAGTTCGCCCAGATGCCCATGACGTTTGCGGATGTCTGGACCAAGATAAAGAACACTGGGATGCAGGCCTTTGGAGACGTATTCGAAAAAGCTAACGCCATGCTTAATTCCGATATGGGACAGGCTGCAATTATGAACCTAACAGGGCTGGTTTATATGGCTGCGGCCGGTTTTGATGCCCTTTTGGATGGGATTGGATGGGTAGGAGATAATTTAGACTGGCTGGGACCTATTATATTTAGCGTTGCTGCCGGATTTTTGGCATATCAGTTAGCAACCGGGCTTGCAGCAGCAGCACAGTGGGTTCTTAATTCAGCGATGCTGGCCAGCCCAATTTTCTGGATTGTTGCGGCCATTGCTTTTGCTGTGGCGTTGATTTATAAGTTTGCATCCTATATTGCGACTACTACAGGGGTGGCATCGACCGGATTCGGTGTTATTGCAGGCGGCATTAATGTAGTAATTCAATTCTTCTGGAATTTGCTTCTGACAGTTGCAAACGTTGCGTTAGGTATTTATAACGCAATAGATGCACTAGGGACAAATATAGGGGTAGCATTTGGAAATGCCATCTCCGGTGTGAAAGCGTGGTTCTATGATTTGTTGTCAACAGCTGTATCAGTTGTTGCGGGTATTGCTGCTGAATTAAACAAACTTCCTTTTGTAGATTTTGATTATTCTGGTATTGAGTCTGCTGCTGCTGAATATGCGGCAAAATCAGCGGCGGCGGCAGCTGAAAAGAAGGAGTATACATCTATTAGTGACGCATTTAAGGATGGAATGAATACGTATGATGCTTTCAAGGATGGCTGGGCTAAAGATGCATTTGACAACGGGGCATCATGGGGAGATGGTGTAACAGATAAAATAAAGGGCATAATGGATGGATTTGGGGCTGGTGATGACGACAAGGGCTGGGACCAGTTTGCCACGGGTGGAAATCCGGCCGTTGTGAAAGGGACCGGAAAAGGCGGGGCCATGAAGGTTGAAAAAGACGATAAAGAAGATATTGAGTGGATGCGCAAGCTGGCGGAGCGTGATTACGTGGCCAGGATTGCACAGAACACCCTTGCCCCGAACATCAAGGTAGAATTTAGTGGCCCAATCACGAAGGAAGCGGATACGGATGGGGTCATGAGCCATGTTGTGGAGCAGCTTAAGGATGTGATTGCAACCGCTCCGGAGGGGGTACCTGCATAATGTCATACTCAGTATATTTCAAATATGGAAGCAAGAAATACAAGCTTCCGGTCAATCCGGAGGAAATCAAACGGACAAGGAACCTGAATGTGGAGACTTACCAGGTGCTTGGCACAGGGCAGGTCTCCGTCCCATCCTATTGTGAGCTGGAGGAATACAGTTTTGAGGCGGAGTTCCCCAGTCGGGATTACCACTATGTGGAACCAGGCGCGCGGGCCGATGCTGATTACTATGAAAAGATGTTCCGTAAGGCCCAGAAGAACAAAAAGCCCATCCGGTTCATCGCATCGAATGATATCACGGATGATATAAGCGTGATGGTGCTGGTTAAGAGCGTGGAAAGCCGTGAAAAGGCAGGGGAAGAAGGGGATAAGTATATATCGCTCACCCTGCTTGAACACAAAGGGTCCAGTAAACGTTATATAGCGGTCCAAACCCCGACAGCTACGGTTAAACAAGAGGATACAGCCACCAATAGCGAGGCTGTAAATCCGGCAGTGACCGATAATAAGACACATACGGTACAATCAGGCGATACGCTTTGGGGGATTGCAAAAAAATACTATGGCAACGGAGCACAGTATCCTAAAATTGCGTCTGCTAATAGCATAGCAAACCCCAATGTTATAAGTGTGGGGCAAGTGTTGAGCATACCGACATAGGAGGCGACATGGAGCTATTGGTTGAAACACAAGGTTACATATATGACATATCCGACATGTGCACAGAAATATCGTGGTCAGATGTCCTCAACGATGGCGCAAGCAGTCTGGAGGTGTCGTATATTAAAAATGGGCTTACCCTGCAAAATGGTGATGTTGTCCGTCTGACAGATAATGACCAGAAAGATGGCATTTTTTTTGGTACGGCTTTTAAAGTATCCGGTGATGAGAGCGGTATTATTAAGGTTAAAGCGTATGACCAGCTGCGCTACGCAAAGCACAAGGATATAGTAGTCCTGGAAAATGGCACGCTCAGGAACCTGGCCCAGAATATGTGTGCGTTTCTGTCGCTAAAACCGGGGACCATGGAGGAGCCAGGCTACATCCTTCCTGCCATTGCCGATTATGAAAAAACATGGATTGACCATATTGTACAGGCCATATCAGATACGTTACTTGGTACACAGGAGATGTATTGCTTAAGGGATGAATATGGTTCTGTGTGCTTATGGAACATGCGCAATCTTCAAACTCCGCTTGTATTGGGAGACGCGAGCTTATGCACCGGATACAGCTGGGAGAAATCCGTAGATGATGAATTTTATAACCGTATTAAAGTGGTCTGGAAAAACGAGTCAAGCGGACAGATTGATATTGGAACAGCTGTTGACCAAGAATCAGTCAATCGTTATGGACTGTTACAGTATCTTGAATCTTCCCAATCTGGCATTGATAACGCGGCGAAGGCCCAGGAGCGTGCCAATAACCTATTGAAACTGTATAACCATGAGAAGGAAACATTGAAATTGGAATGCCTGGGGGACCTCCGGGTGAGGGCTGGGAACAGTATTTATGGCAGCATAGAGGATATCAACCTGAACCGCCGTTTGATTGTAAAGAAAGTGACCCATGAGTTCCTTCCTATCCATACCATGTCCGTGGAGGTGATGGCAGATGAGTGATAAGAATACAGCACATGAGCTTTTATCCACAATCAAGGCAATCGTGGACAATTATATGAAGGCCAGAAAGCCCACATCCGTACTGCTTGGCACTTACAACGGAACGTCAATCATGGTCGGTTCGCTCCCCCTGCCTATGAGTATGGTTTCCGGGAATATGAAAGGGAAGCTTGTATCCGGGGACAAGGTTCGGCTTTTGCGTAATGATGGTGGTCGGGAATACTACGTTCTGGAGATTATCGGGAAACCTTATCAGATAGGAGGTTGAGTATGACAGAACTTACAACGTCACTGGTGCTCCAGGAACAGAATTTTTATGATAGGACGTATAAACTTTCTGCTGAGAAGATAGAAAGCTTTGTGGATGGCCTGGAATCACTGAAACAGGCTATATATAAGGTGCTTGCCACAGAACAATATGAATACCCCATCTACAGCTTTAAGTATGGGATTGCGTGGAAGGAACTGATTGGAGAGGAGCGTCCATATGTCCGCGCTGAGATGAAACGGATGATTCAGGAAGTGCTATTGCTGGACGACAGGATATTAGAGGTGGACGGATTTGATTTTGAGTTTAAGGAAGATATATGCCGGTGCACTTTTAATGTATCCAGTATTTATGGGGACGTGGAAATAGAGAAGGAGGTGTCAGTATGAGCGCGACATACGAAGAAATATTGCAGGGGATGCTGAATAAAGTCACCAACGAAGTGGACAAACGTGAAGGAAGTATCATATATGATGCGTTGGCACCGTGTGCGTATTTCCTGGCACAGCAGCAATTTCAAATAGAACATTTCTTTGACCTGGTATTTGCTGACACGGCGATAGGGGATTATCTTGATAGAGCGGCCGCAACCTATGGACTGACCAGGAAAGAAGCAACTGCGGCCGTGCGAATAATGACGACATCAACGGCGATTGAAAATGGTACTCGATGGGGGATTAATGGACTTGTTTATAATGTTACTGGTAAGCGCAGCGAGAATGAATATATAGTCACATGCGAGACCCCAGGGGAAACAGGAAACCAATACAGCGGAAATATGGAGCCCATATCCAATATATCTAATGTCACGGCGACGCTTGGAGGAATTGATACGCCGGGGACGGATGCTGAAACGGATGACGCCTTTCGGGAACGGCTATATGCAAAGATAAAACGGCCGGCTACATCAGGTAATGCTTATCATTATAGGCAGTGGGCTCTGGAGGTGGCCGGTGTGGGGGATGCAAAAGTATTTCCGTTGGATAACGGTCCCGGAACTGTGACAGTCCTGGTAGTAGATGATGACAAAAATATTTCTTCCTCACTTCCTGCTACAGTTTTAAAGCACATTGAAACGGTGCGTCCAATCGGGGCTACAGTTACGGTATCCAGTCCGGAAGCATTACCTATTAATATATCAGCCAATGTCGTTTTGGATGGAAGTAAGACAATTTCAGTGATTGAATCGGCATTTAAGGAAGAGTTGACATTATTCCTGAAGGAAATGACATTTATAACGTATCGTGTGAGCTATGCAAAACTGGGAAGCCTCCTTCTGGATATCCCAGGAGTTGAGGATTTTGACAATTTCAGGCTTAATTCCGGGACAGGAAACGTAACGATAAGTGAAAAACAGATACCGATTATCGGAATGATAACATTAGCGGAGGTGGATGCGCTTGGAGTTGGTTAAACTGCTGCCAGATTATTATGATTCGAATGTTACAATGAATACCTTACAGGCAATCCTTTCGGATGTGACAGAAATGATGGATGTCAGTCTGAGTACAATCATTGCAGAATGCTTTGTTAACACGGCCAGCCATATGCTGAACAGATATGAACAACTGTTGGATATTGATGTGGATATATCCAAGCCGGATACCTTCCGGCGCGAACGAATCAAGGCTAAGATTTCGGGAATCGGAATAACCACTAAGCAGATGATTATTGATACGGCCAGCCAGTATTCAAACGGAGAAGTGGAGGTCATTGAAGACAATGCTAATGGAAAATTCACAATTAAGTTTGTTGGCACACTTGGCATTCCAGGAAACATGTCTGACCTCAAGATTACAATTGAAGAAATAAAGCCGGCACATCTGGCCGTGGTATATGAGTACGTCTATAATACATGGAATGATGTATCAAAGATAACATGGAACCAGGCAGCTGCATACACCTGGGATGAAATAAGGACGGTGAATTTAAATGAATGAGACTACCAACCTAAAACTCAAGAAGCCAGCAGGAAATGAATATATATCCGTTGGGATTATCAATGAAAATATGGACATTATAGATGCTGGCATGAAAGAAATAAGTGATAGTGTTGACGCACCTGAGTTTGATGCCTCTGGATCCGTAGATGGCATAACCGGCAAGACAACCCTCCTGGCTAGTTTTGTTTCAAAGATGCCGCTGATAAAATTCATGCGCAATGTTAAGGCCGGTTTTAAGCTGGTCTCATTTGTTGGAGATATAGTCAATAACTGTGTAACTGACAATGCCAACCTTCCTTTATCGGCTGCCCAGGGCAAGAAATTGATGGACCTTTATACTGTGCTCAATACCAATTTAATTAACCCATTGGTTATAAAAACATTTACATATTCACAATCCATAACTCTTGCGCCTAATGGTGGACAGGAGATACGTATCCCGATTACTGTACCGGATGGCTATATGTTTCTATGCGTTACCAATGTAAAAAGCAATGGGAACGTTGCATACGCATGTTACATAGCGTCATCTTCAAACGTCCTGACTTGTTTCGTGGGCAATGACCGAAATGAGCAGAAAATAATCCCGCAGGGTATTTCCGCAGATGCGCTGTTCGTGAAAAAATGGTGGTGAATATAGTGGATTAAAAATCAATATGATATTCGAGCTCTACTCGCTGGGATGTTACATTCGTACCATCAAGATTCATTAGCTGGATGCTCCTGTCGCTATTGCCAATCCGAATACGCACCCATTTTTGGTTCGTAATATCGTAAGTATATTCGTATACAATTTGATAAGGATTCGCGCTCTCAGGAAGATATCCAACAATATTTCCGTTCGGGATAGCAGATGGATAGCATGTAAAATGCGCAGAGTACCGAAACTGTCCGTTGCTCATTTTGCTTACATTGTGGTAACCATCTGTGACCTGTCCAGTACTTACACCAGTCACATCTGCAATCGTATAAAATTCGCTTTGAGATTTTTGCGTTATCTTGGTATTGAGCACAGTAAGCAACTCGTAAACCGGGCCCCACAAGGGCCTTTTATAATTCATAAAAAAGGAGTGAACCCATGGAAAAGATCAGAATTGGAAAGGAAGAACGACGGTATGAAATCAATGGCATCCGGCCAGAATCGGCCAATGTCCTGAAAATCGCTTTTGCTGATGCAATCCCGGATATATGGGGCGACATTACAATCTATACTAATGATGGTACAGAGGCTACCACCCTGCACGGCTATGATACTGTCTGGAAGCAGGACGGAAACACAGTGTGGCTATCCAATGACGGGAGTGTTTATACACCCCTAGCCCATCCGAAACCAGTGGAACCGCCAGAACCATATGTGCCGACACTGGCAGAGGTACGGGCTGCTAAGAAAGCAGAGATGTCAGCGGCCTGCGAACAGATTGTATACCATGGCGTAAATGTCACCCTGTCAGACGACACAACAGAACATTACAGCCTGACGGAGCACGACCAGATTAATCTATTTGGCAAACTGAGTCAGATAAGTGCCGGTGCAGCGCAGTTGGAGTATCACGCTGATGGGCAGCCCTGTAGGTATTACAGCGCAGCAGACATGCAGGCCATCATCCAGGCGGCCATGTGGCATGTGTCCTATCACACCACGTACTGCAATGCCATTAACATGTGGATTGCCGGCTGCCAGACCGCTGAGGAGGTCCAGGAAATCTTTTATGGTGCGGATGTGCCGGAAGAGTACCGGAGCGAGGTGCTTAAGACATATCTGACACAGATAGCAGCCGAGATGGTGGTGGATAATGGTACGCCGACGAGTTAATAAGTATGCCACACTGTGGAGCATGGGAGGACTGCTGTACATAGCCTTAGAGTTACTGTGGCGCGGGTATAGTCATTGGACAATGTTTATACTGGGTGGCCTGTGTTTTATCGGTCTGGGCCTGATTAACGAGGTACTCCCCTGGGATATGCCACTATGGCAGCAGATACTTCTGGGGGCTGCCCTGATTACATTGTTGGAGTTTCTGACCGGTTGTGTGGTCAACCTGTGGTTGGGCTGGGGCATATGGGATTACAGTAATATGCGGGGTAATATCCTTGGTCAGGTATGTCCCCAGTACTGCCTGCTTTGGATGCCGGTAAGTCTGGCCGGAATCGTGCTGGATGACTGGTTACGGTATTGGTGGTGGGGCGAGGAGCGGCCGTATTATAAATTATTTTAAGAGGATAAGAGATGGAGCTATTTGAATACGTTAAAAGTTCATGGCCGGGATGGGTGTGCAGTGCATTTGTCCCGGTCATAGCATATCTGTATAGTCAAGTTATGGCCAGCAGGAATGGAGTGCGTGCTCTGCTCCGGGCAGAAATCATCAGAGTATATAATAAGTATCATGATGATTTGCATTACTGCCCGATATATGTAAAACAGTCGATTGAGGATGTGTATAAGCAGTACCACGCCCTCCATGGCAATGGTGTTGGAACGAAATTATACGAAGAAATAATGGCTCTTCCAACAGGGCCGGAAGGAGAGGAATAATGCATGAAAGATAAGCTTGCAAAACTGATTGATGTTAAATCCATTATGACATTAGCTTTAACAGGTGGATTTATTGCCCTTACTTGCGCCGGTGAGATTACCGGGGAACAGTTTTTGACTATTTTTACAATGATTGTAGGGTTTTACTTTGGCACGCAGTCAGAAAAAAGTAAACAGAAATAGAAGGAGGTGGTCCGCTATCTCCCGGCCGTTAGGGTAATGGCGGTAAACTTATCAACCCAAAAAAAAAAGGAAAGAGAGGTACATATTATGACAGAATCAACAGGAAAACATGCAGCGCATATTCCGGGAAATGGGGGATACCTGGCAGAGGGGCCAGACCTGAAGGAAAAACAGCCCACCCCATACCTGTATGATGCACCAACAGACACGCCGCATCCGGGTAAGCACCAGAGCGGTGTAGGCGGCCCAAGTGACCGTAACAATAATGGCGTAGACGACGAAAAGGAGTAGTTGCGATATCGCAACTTGTGACGCCACAACTTTTCATGGCCTGGGAGTGGTCCCGGGCCTTATTTTTTAATTGGAGGAAAACATGAAATCAATAGATAAGGTTTTAACAATTGCTCACCAGGAGATTGGATATCTGGAGAAACGTAGTAACAGCCAGCTTGACAGCAAGACCGCGAATGCTGGCAGCAGCAATTATACCAAGTATGCCAGGGACCTGTACCCATCTCTCCAGGGGCAGCCGTGGTGTGACATGTTTGTGGACTGGTGTTTTGTGCAGGCTTTTGGCCGGGTAGCGGCGCAGCAGCTTCTGGGTGGTGGATTCTCCGCCTACACTCCCACATCCGCACAATACTATAAGACCAAGGGCCAGTATCACAAGGACAGCCCACAGCCGGGGGACCAGATATTTTTTAAAAACTCCCAGCGCATCTGTCATACAGGCATCGTCTATGAGGTCACCATGACCAAGGTTAGGACCATTGAGGGCAACACCAGTGACGGCAGTGAGGTGGTTACCAATGGCGGAGCAGTATGCTGTAAGGAGTACAGCTTAGATAACAGCAGGATTGACGGATATGGACGTCCTGACTGGTCGCTGGTAGAGCAGCCGGAGTATGAGGTGGGCTGGCACCATGATAGTAATGGCTGGTGGTATGCATACAGCACCACAGAGTATTACAAGGAGTGCTGGCAGATTATAAACCATCACAAATATTATTTTAACTCAGATGGATATGCTCTGACCAACTGGCATGCAATTGGCGGTAAGGATTATTACTTTGAGCCACGGGCCGGGCATCCGCTGGAATGCGCCATGTATGTGGCGCCGGAGGGCGAACAGTACATAGGGGAGTTTTAAGCTGAGAACACTTATACCGGACCATAAGGGAGCTACTAAATGAAATCTTCAACTTCGAGCTAAAATGGAAACCACGCAACGGCACATCCATAGATGTACTTTCTCACTATGTTGTAAAACACTATTACGAAAAAATGCCGAAGGGGACACTATTACAGCGTCCCCTTCTTCTTATAACATGCAAAACAATTGGACTAAACATTTTCCTTTAATATTTGTTTCATCTCCATCCAGTTTCCTTCTACCAAAGACCTTAAATTTGTTTTTCTCATAAAATCGTATTAATTTTTCTTCTTCTTCGCATTCCAGATAAACAAACTTTCCACCGACTTCGTTTTGGATTAAATATGCTTTTTCGATTGCCATTTGTAATAAATCTGTACCGGAAATAAGACAATCATTTCCATTGGCAAAATTTTTCCCCAATTGTCCTATTAATGGCGCAGAAACCATGTACTGGTTGGTTTTCTCGTTAAAAATCCCATGTTCACGGAGTTTTCTCGCCTCTCTGCTGCTAACGGATCCGCGGTCAATACAGATAACTTTTGATGCAATGGCATAGTATCCAACTAACTCCATCGCCTTTTTATCATCGGTTTCCCAAAACACCAAATTCGTTTTTGCAAAATTGCGTGCAGAGAACACAATAGCTTTATTTCGCAAAAAGTCTTCCACATCCTTATTAAGAGGACACACGAAAGAGGAGAGGATTGATTTTACTTTTTCCTCTCCTATGGCCTCTATTAGTTCATTTAATTTAATCTGTATAAAATGTGTTTTCGTTGCAAATTGTGGCATGTTATTTTCTATCAAAGAATTCTTTGATTTTATCTCCTGTAAGTTCTGTACACGTCCGCGTTAACTGTACCTGCTTATACTTGGAAATTTCTGCTTGGCCTAATGCTTCCACAAATGTATGGGCAAGTTGCTTATCCTGTATTTTGATATCTTTCAAGAAGCTCTTTGTTGCCATACGTATCACCTCCTAAATATCGCTGGCACTTTATCTTATGTAAGACAGCACTGACCTGTGCGTATCTTTACTTAATAATACGCAACTATATGTAACTTTATTATAACCCATTTTTTCTGAAAATCAATAAGAAAGTGAAAAATAATTCACCATTTGTGAAATTGCGAAAAACTACATTTTATAACATATTTGTTCAAATATTGACAGATGTCTTGTTAATATCAATTTATAGAATACCCCGCCGGCGAGGGCTTCGTACTCTGTCCAGTCAAGGGCAGCGACGAGGGCAAGTGCATGATTACGGATGCCAGGGGTGTGCTCCGGATTGCAGAAGAATACGACATGGCAAATCGACGGTACGTGTTCGAGTGGTGACACTGATGCCAGATAAGGATGGGGATAACAGAGGAGATGGGTCTAGTCCATAGGACCAGACCCATCCATGTACAAAATATTCGGGGGCATAGATGGTGACATCTACGAAAATATTATATCGACTAAATATAGACAAAGTATGAATAGGAAAAATAAAAAGATAACTTAAAAAAATTTTTTAAAATCTGCAACTTTTTTGAAAGACAATACGTCTAATATTATGAAATTATAAAAAGGAGGATTTGATAATGAAGAAAAGAAATGTATTTGTAGCTACTTGTGTAACTTTGATGTTGGTTGTGGGATGTTCCGCACAGAAAGGTGAAGTATCTTCCGCAGCGCCTACACAGATAGTTAGCACTTCGATAGCGGAAAGTACGCTTGATGTGTCTTCCACTAAAAGCGGTGAAAATAGAATGGCTGAAGAAGAATCCACTCTTACAGGTACTATCAGTGACATTAAGGATTTTATGTTTGTTATCACCGATGGGGATGGAGTGGATTATGTTCTTAGCTTTGAAGGAGAAAAACCAGAAGGATTATCTTCTGTCAAAGAAGGAGATACGGTTTCTGTTGTTTATACAGGAAAACTGGAAGAAACAGAAGCATTCACTGGAACTGTGATTTCTGTGACAAAAAAGTAGCAGGTTTAATTGTTAACTGGAAAAATTTTAAGGCGCCATAATGGCGTCTTTTGTTATTAGTAACGAAAAACACCTCAATGTTAATTGAAAATTGAACTGTTGTTCACAGCCACATGCTTACTGAATTTGTCACAAGTAAAAAATGTATGGAGAAAAATACCGAAAAAACCGTTTATATATA